GTGACGTTGATATTTCCTATACTAACAGTTTGAAAATCCTCCAAACCACTTAGTTCTAACCCGTTCCTGTTGTTGTTTAAATATACAGCTAAAATAACCTGTGCGTTTTTAACACGATCTGGTATTTCAGTGTCGGTGTAATAATCAGCAACTAATCTATTTGGAAAAGATAAGCCATAAAGGTTTGTGTATGTGTCTGGCTTGCGAACACCAGATCTTGGCCACTCAAGAGCCTGAGTGTCACTTACACGAGCTCCGAGGAACTTTTCTCGATCAATTCTTTGTGCAGCCGTAAACAAAGCACGATTTTTATTATCGTTGCTTGACCCATCCCAAGCTGCTGCATCATCACTCAGGACTAAACCTTCAATAAATGAATTTGCATCAGCAAGAGTGATATAGGAGTTTGCATTTGTACCACCAACGGTAGCGTCAATTGTTATCGCCATCGAGTTTTACCTTTTTGGGCTTGGTTTTTTGTTTTGGCTTTTCAAGAGTTGGAGTCAATGAAGCCACCTTTTGAGCAGCTTCATTTCTCTCTCTCATACGCCTAAAAGCGTACATTCCCATTTAGCTAGATGCTCCTTTTAGAGCAACAAAGTT